AGCGTCGACGAATATCTCGTCGCGGATCAGCAGCCGGACGGCACGACGCGCTACATCACCGCCTATCGCGCGCGCTTCGCCTCGGGCTTCCGCGTCGAGGCACTGAGCTCGCGTCCCGCCAACATCCGCGGCCTGCAGGGCAGCGTCACGATCGACGAGGCGGCGTTCCATCCCGACGTCAAAGGCGTGATCGCCGCCGCGACCGCGCTGCTGATCTGGGGCGGCCGGGTGCGCATCATCAGCTCGCATAACGGCGTCGGCAATCCGTTCAACCAGCTGGTGAAGGAAGCGCGCGCGGGGCGCTCGCCCTATCGCGTGCATCGCTACACCTTCGACGATGCCGTCGCCGGCGGCCTCTACGAGCGCGCCGCGCTGAAGGCGCCGGACCTGGCGCCGAAGGCGGAGTGGTACGCGCAGGTGCGCGGCGCTTACGGCGCGAACAAGGATGCCGAGCGCCAGGAGCTCGACGCGATCCCGGCCGAGGGCGAAGGCGCCTGGCTCACCTACGACATCATCATCGCCTGCGAGCATCCCGACGCCGGCAAGCCCGCGCTCTATGCCGGCGGCCCATGCCTCATCGGCAACGACATCGCGCGCCGCGGCGATCTCTGGGCCGCCTGGGTGTGGGAGCTGGTCGGCGACGTGTTCTGGACGCGCGAGATCGTCACGCTGCGCAACGCGACCTTCAAGGCGCAGGACGCCGAGCTCGACCGCTTGATGGCGCGCTACAACGCGCGGCTCGCGATGGATCAGACCGGCATGGGCGAGAAGCCGGTCGAGGACGCGAAGGGCCGCTATCCCGGCCGCTGCGAGGGCGTGATCCTCTCCGGCCCGATCCGCCTCACCGTCGCGACGATCGCGCGCGGCTGCTTCGAGGACAAGAAGGTCCGCATCCCCGAAGGCGAGCAGCCGCTGCGCGACGATCTGCACAAGCTGAAGCGCGTCACCGGCGACACCGGCAATCCGCGTCTGGTCGCCGAGAGCGACGACGAAGGCCACGCCGATCGCTTCTGGGCGGCGGCGCTCGGCCTCGCCGCCAACGACAACCACAGCGGCGGCATCATCGAGCACTACAAGCGCCAGGTCGCCAAGAGCGCGGTCGCGACCGCGGCGCTCACCCAGATCCGCAATCTCCTCGGGAGTGCGAGGCGAGCGGCATGACGAAATTCACCAATCCTTGAAGGAGCGTTCAACATGGATTTGCACCTCAATCTCTTCAGCATCATGGCGCGGCTCGACTTCCTGTTCGCGCTTCTCGCCGTGCTGCTGATCATCATGTGCATCGGCTTCAGGCGTTCGCCGCATTGGTTCATGCGCGCGATGCGGCGCGCGCCGGCGGCGATCGTCGTCATAGTCGCAGTGTTGCTCGCGCCGGCCGCCGCCTTCGCCACCAGCGTCACCATGACGGTGCCGGGCAGTCTCATCGGCCAGACGATCTACGGCGCCGACGGCACGCAATTCACGCCGACCAGCGCCGGCCAGATCTCGGTGCCGATCGGCGGCGACGTCGCCGGCTTCCTCGCCGCGGGCTTCGCGCTCGCGCCGCAGGCCGGCAACGGCAGCGCGGTGTTCAATCCCGAGGGCGCGATCGTCGTCAACACCACCACCACCGGCAACGGCGCCGACACCACCGAGGATACGCTCGTCACCTATGCGCTGCCGGCGAGCAGCTTCAACATCGCCGGCAAGTGCGTGCGGGTGACGTCCTATGTCCATTTCGCCACCAACGCGGACACCAAGACGACGAAGCTTTATTTCGGCTCCGAGGTGATCGCGACCGCGGGCGCCGCGACCAGCAACAAGAACGGCTGGCTGCAGCTCATCGCCTGCAAGACCGGATCGTCGACGCAGATCGTCACCGGCACCGGGCAAGTCGATACGACCGCGGTGACGCCCTATGTCGCGACCGGCGCCGAGACCGACACCAGCGCCATCACCATCAAGCTCACCGGCCAGGCCGGCACCGGCGACGCCAACGACATCGTCAACGAGGCGACGGTGGTCGAGGCGCTGAACTGAAGGGAGCGGCGTAGCAAAGCCGATCGCCGAATCTTCCAGGCGATCGGCGTCTTGTGAAGCCAAGAAAGATGGATGGCGGCGACCTGATCATGGCAGCGAACGGCAAGCCCGGCCTTTTCACGCGCGCGATCGCCGCCGCGCGCGTGCTCGGCGGCGGCAAGGTCGACCAGAGCGACTGGTTCGGGCCGTCCGAGCCGCTGGCGCCGACCGCACCGCCCGAGGTCGCCGGGCGCCGGTGGGACATCGCGACCGGCTTCAACCTCGTCACCGCGCCGCGCGGCATCGACAGCACCGGCTCGCCGCGCATCGGCTTCCGCGAGCTCCGCGCGCTCGCCGACAATTACGACATGCTGCGCCTCATCATCGAGACGCGCAAAGACCAGCTCGCGAAGCTGACCTGGTCGGTGCGCGCCAAGGACGAGGCGAAGCGCGACCAGGACGATCCGCGCCTCAAGCTGCTCACCGATTTTTTCGTCTATCCCGATCGCGAGCACAGCTGGGACGCGTGGCTGCGCGCCGCGGTCGAGGACATGCTGGTGATCGACGCGGCGACGATCTATCCGCGCAAGTCGCGCGGCGGCGGTCTCTATGCGCTCGACATCGTCGACGGCGCGACCATCAAGCCGGTGATCGACGATCATGGGCGCCGGCCGTCGCCGCCGCTGCCCGCCTATCAGCAGGTGCTGAAGGGATTGCCCGCGGTCGATTACCGCAGCGACGAGCTGTTCTATTTCCCGCGCAACTACCGCGCGCCCTTCGTCTACGGCTGCCCGCCGGTCGAGCAGGTGGTGATGACGGTCAACATCGCGATGCGCCGTCAGCTGCACCAGCTCGAATTCTATACCGCCGGCACCGTGCCCGACATGCTGATCCCGGTGCCCGACACCTGGTCGCCGTCGCAGATCGAGGAATTCCAGGCGTATTTCGACGCGCTCTATACCGACAACACCGCCGAGCGCCGGCGCGCGCGCTTCGTTCCCGGCGCGATGACCAAGGGCGTCGTCCAGACCAAGGAGGCCGCGCTCAAGGACGAATACGACGAGTGGCTCGCGCGGATCTGCTGCTACGCCTTCTCGGTCTCGCCGCAATGGGCGGTGAAGCAGATGAACCGCTCGACCGCCGAGACGCAGCAGGAGCAGGCGCTGATGGAAGGCCTCGCGCCGCTGCAGGCCTGGGTCAAGGTGATGATCGACCGCTGCCTCGCCGACGGCTTCGGCGCGGACGATCTCGAATTCGCCTGGGACGAAGAGGATTCGATCGACCCGACGGCGCAGAACGAGCTGCTGCTCGGCCAACTCAAGGAAGGCGCCATCACCCTCGACGAGTTCCGCGCCGAGTTCGGCCGCGTGCCCTATCCCAAGGGCCTCGGCGCGAAGCCGCTGATCTACACCGCGACCGGGGCGGTCACCCTCGATTCCGTGATCAATCCGCCCGAGCCGGCGCCCGCGCCCGGCGCGATCGACCCGGTCACAGGAAAGCCCACCGGCGCGCAGGTGGCTGGGCAACCCGGCAAACCCCCGCAGCCGGGCGCCGATGGCGAAATTGAACGCTCTCCGGGGCGGACGGGCGGCAAAAACGGGGACGCCGAGAGCGCCGGTCGCGGCGGCCGGATGGAAAAGGCGGCCCGGCCGCGGCGCCCAGCCCGACCGCTCAGCGCTTTTTCTCAGGAAACCGAGGATATCCTGGCAGCGATTTGGCGCCCGCTTTTGGACTCCGAGGGCAAGCGTCTCGCCGCCGCGGCGCAGCTCGGCCGGAAGATGCCCGCTGCCAAAATGCAAAAGGCGGCCGATGCGCCCGACCCCGGCGCCGCCGGTGGAGCAGGCGCCGGGCAAAACAATGGCGACGAGAACTTCCAGCTCGACCCGGATGCCTGGGAGGAAGCTGAGGAATCTTCGCGCAAAGCGATCGAAGGGCAGGCATTAAGGGGCTCGACCGAGCGGATCGCGATGCTCGGGCTCGACGACGCCGCGATCACCGCGCTCGCCAATCCGAACGCCGTCGCCTGGGCGCAGGCGCACGCGGCCGAGCTCGTCAGCCAGGTCGCCGACACCACGCGCGAGCGCGTCAACGCGCTGGTGACGCAAGCCGAGGACGAAGGCTGGGCGGTCGAGAAGCTCAGCCAGGCGATCCGCGACGACGACGTCTTCGGCGTCAAGCGCGCGCAGCTGATCGCGCATACCGAGACCCGCACCGCCGACAACCAGGGCGCGCTCGCCGGCATGAGAGGCGCGCAGGAGTCCGGCGTCGACACCGAGAAGAGCTGGGTCACCCGCGGCGACAACGTCTGCCTCGTCTGCCAATCGAACGAAGATGACGGCTGGATCGATGTCGGCGACGACTTCAATTCCGGCGACGACGCCGCGCCGGCTCACCCCAATTGCGAATGCGATACCGAGTATCGCGTCAAACAGGAGACCAGCCCATGATGTTCGCGCGGATGCTGAAGCTCGATGCGGCGAACCGCCTTGTCTATGCGCGCGTCGACGAGACACCCGACCGGATCGGCGACGCGATGGATTACGCGTCGACGAAGCCGCAATACGAGAAATGGTCGGCCGAGATGCAGAAGGCCTCGGGCGGCAAGAGCCTCGGCAACGTGCGCGGCATGCACCAGCTCACCGCCGCCGGCGTCGTCCAGGCGCTCGACTTCGACGATGCGGGCAAGGCGATCGATTTCTGCATCAAGGTCGTCGACGACGGCGAATGGAAGAAGTGCGAGGAAGGCGTCTACACCGGCATCTCGCCCGGCGGCCGTTATCTGAAGCGCTGGAACGACGGGAAATACATCCGCTACACCGGCGACCCGCAGGAGATCTCGCTGGTCGACCGGCCGATGATCCCGACTGCGACCTTCACCATGATCAAGGCGGACGGCGTGCAGGAGCAGCGCGCCTTCAAGGCGCCGGATGCGATGACGCTGCTCGCCGACGAGCTCGCGAGCGTCGGCAGCCCGGCCGAGTATCGCGCGGTGCTGCGGCGCCAGCCGGCGACGATGATCAAGGCGCTGTTTTCCGCCGAGGCGATGCAGACGCTCGCTGCCGCGCAAGGAATGGCGAAGGCCGATTACTCGAGCGACGAGCGCGACGCGATGGCGAAGAGCGGCGAAGCCATGGATGACGGCTCGTTCCCGATCAAATCCGCGAAGGACGTCGCGGACGCGGTCGACGATTGGGGCCGCGCCGGGAGCAAGCCCGCGGTCAAGGCGCATATCGCGAAACGCGCCAAGGCGATCGGCGCCACCGACAAGCTGCCCGAGGATTGGGACGGCTCGACCAAGAAGAAGATGGCGAAGGTCGTGTCGATCGGCGACATGCAGAAGGGCATGGGCGACGTCGCGCAGATGGCCTCGCTGCTCGAGCAGCTGAAATGGCTCGCCTGCTGCGTGACGCAAGATGCGACCGCGGAGCGCGACGGCTCGGCGCTGCCGGGGCGGCTCGCGCAATGGCTCAATGAGGGCGTCGCGATCTTCACCGATCTCGCGGCCGAGGAAAGCAACGAGGCGCTCACCGCGCTGCAGGCCTCGGTCGATGCGATCCCGGCGCAGGTGATGGCGAAGGCTGCGGCGGGCGGCGACATGCTCAAGGTCGGCGCCGCGATCAGCAAGTCCAACATGACGCACGTCCAGGCGATCCACGATCATGCGCGCGATCTCGGCGCCGATTGCGCCGCCGGCGACGGCAGCATGGCCAAGGTCGCCTTCGATCTCGCGACCGCGCGCGGCGACAACGCCATGCTGAAGCGCGCGATCGAGACGCGCGACCAGCGCATCGCCGATCTCGAGAAGCTTCCCGCCGGCGGCGGCCCGGTGCTGCGCGGCGGCGCGGTCGAGCGCAGCGAGGACGGCAGCGACCCGGCGGCGATGCTCAAGGCCGCGGACGTGCCGAAGGAGATCGCCGACATGCCCGAAGGCAGCGAGAAATCGACCCGGCTCTTCCGCTGGAGCATGGAGCATCCGACGCCGCCGCGCGCACCCGCGCGGCTCGGTTGATGAGATCTCGCTCGCAGCCGCCACACCAACCCTGCTCGCTCGACCTAGGTTGGCTAGGCGGTGGTCGAGCGAGCAGCAAACCTTAAACAGGAGAGAGCACGCATGAACCAGAACATCACCGAAGACACGCTGAGACTCATGCGTGGCGTCGCCAGCGCCTCGGACATGGTGAAAGCGTGGCTGTCGCCGACCGGCAACACCACCGGGCTGCAGAACTACGATCTCGAGAAGCCGGCGCTGTCGATCGTGCCGGTCGAGACGCCGTTCTTCAATCGCATCCCGATCGTCGGCGCCAATGGCGGCATCCAGGCGAACTGGCACGCGATCACCGGCATCAACACCACCGGGATCAGCGCCGGCCTCGGCTACGGCCAGCGCAACAGCCCGATCAGCACGACCACCGCGGATTATTTCGCCAAGTTCTGCGCGTTCGGCCTTGATGATTTCATCCAGGAGGAAGCGGAGTGGTCGGCCGAGGGCTACATGGATTTGCTCGCGCGCGGGCAATCCAATCTCACCTGGGCGATGAAGATCGCGATGGAGCGCGTCTATGTCGGCGGCCAGGGCACCTATGGCCTCGGTGCCACGCCGCGGCCGACCGTCGCCGATGTCAGCACCGGCGGCGTGCTCGCCGCCAACACCACCTTCTCGGTGATCTGCGCGGCGCTGACGCTCGACGGCTATCTCAACGGCTCGGTCGCCGGCGGCGTGCCGGGTCTCGTCTCGCGCACCAACGCCGATAAGTCGACCGTGCAATATGGCGGCGGCACCGCGCAGGTGTCGCAGAACCGCACCGTCGCCACCGCCAACGACAGCAACAACACGCATTCGCTGACGGCGAGCATCGCGACCGTGTCCGGCGCCGTCGCCTATGCCTGGTTCTGGGGCGCGGCAGGCTCGGAATTGCTCGGCGCGATCACCACCACCAACTCGGTGCTGATCACCGCCGCCGCGGCCGGCACCCAGAACGCCGCCACGCTCGGCGGGGTCGACAATTCGCAGAACAGCCTGGTCTGCGACGGCTTCATCGCCCAGATCGCCAAGAGCGGCATGAACGGCTACATCGTGTCGCAAGCGACCGGCACCGCCGGCACCGGCACGCCGCTGACCGCCGATGGCGAAGGCGGCATCGTCGAGATCGATACCGATCTCAAATATTTCTACGACACCTACCGTGCCTCGCCGACGGCGATCTGGGTGAGCTCGCAGGAGCTCTTGAACATCGGCAAGAAGATCAGCGCCGGCCCCGGCTCGGGCACCAGCAACATCCGCTTCACCCGCGATGCGACGACCGGGCAGCTGATCGGCGGCACGCTGGCGCGCGCCTATCTCAACAAGTTCACGGTCGGCTTGTCGGGCGGCCCGGCCGGCGGCCAGGAGATCCCGATCAATCTCCATCCCAACCTGCCGCCGGGCACGATGATGTACGAAATGATGAAGGTGCCCTTCCCGCTGTCGGGCATCAACAACGTCGTGCAATTCCGCGCGCGCAAGAACTTCTACGCGACGCTCTGGCCCAAGACCACGCGGCAGTGGGAATACGGCGTCTACCTCGACGGCGTGCTGCAGAACTACTTCATCCCCGGCTGGGGCGTCCGCAGCAACATCGGCAACGGCTGAATTGTCTGATTCCCGCTCGCGCGGCCACTGCCTAGCCAATCTAGGCCGCGCGAGCAGGGTTGGTGTGGCGGCCGCGCGTGCGGCCTCAATCAAAGGAGAAGTGGAACATGAAGACGATGGTTTTGCGCGACCCGACCAAGCCGGTCTCGGTCATCCACCACGAGACCAAGACCTACAAGCCCACCAAGAAGGGCATCTTCGAGGTCGACGACGCGCATGTCGATGCGCTGCGCTCGCATGGGCTGATGCTCGAGGGCGAAAAGGCCGAGCTCGCCGACGCCAAGAACGTGATCGCCGACAAGGACGCGACGATCAAAGAGCAGGGTGAGCAGATCGCCGACCTCACCGCGCGGCTTGAGAAGCTCGAGAAGAAAGGCTGAACAGCTCGCGCAGCACAGGCGCGGCGCGAATCGTGAGCGCCGCGTCCGTCGTGCGAAGCAATAAAGCATGACCGATCTCACCACGCTGACGCTCGTCGAGCAATTCCTCAGCCCGCCGCTGGGCTCGGGGAATGCCGACGAGCCGGTGCTCGCCGCGCTGATCACCGCGGCGAGCGCCTTCGTGGTGACCTATGTCGGCTGGCCGGTACTCTCGGGCTCGTTCACCGAGACCCGCAACGGCACCGGCGGCCGGGTGCTGTCGCTGAAGAACCGGCCGGTGACCGCGGTCAGCACGCTGACGATCGACGGCGTGTCGATCCCGCCCTCGTCCGGCTTCGGCACCGCCGGCTATTGGGTGAGCGACGACGGCACGATGCTGCTGCTGCGCGGCCATCGCTTCGAGCGCGGCCTCGGCAACGTGACGATCGCCTATACCGCCGGCTACGCGACCGTCCCGGCGGATCTGCAGCAGGCGGTCAACGAGCTCGTCGCGCTGCGCTTCAAGGAGCGCAAGCATTTCGACCAGGCCGGCGAGACCATCAACGGCGCTCAGGGCACGACCTTCATCGTCAAGGACATGCGCGAGAGCACGCGCATGGTGCTCGATCGCTATCGGCGCGTCGCGCCGGGCTGGCCGTGATGGAAAAGCGAACTCCCATGCGGCGATGTGTGAGCAAAGCCGGCGCGCGAACCCTCAGCGCGACGGCGTCTTGCGAGCGCGATCGCCGCCAACAGGGCAGAGCGAAGCGATGCCCATAACAATCCAGATCACCGGCCAGGAAGCCGTCATCGCCCGCCTCAAGGCGATGGGCGGCGGCGTGCGCCAGAGCCTGCGCCGCGCCGTCATCGCCTCGGCGATCGACGTGCAGGCACGCTCGCGCCAGAAGCTCGCCGGCGAGGTGCTGAACGAGCGCACCCATCATCTTCACGATTCGATCCACTTCGAGACGGTGCAGGACGATGCGAGCGGCGTGGTCACGCGCGTCGGCACCGACGTCGCCTATGCCGCGTTCTGGGAATACGGCTTCAGCGGCACCGAGAACGTGCGCGAGCATCTGCGCCGCACCTCGGTCGCCTTCGGCCGGCCGATCACGCCGGTCGACGTGCTGGTCCGCGCCCATAGCCGTCAGGTCGATCAGGCGCCGCGTTCGTTCCTGCGCAGCGCGCTCGCCGAGCTCGAGCCCGAGATCCGCGCCCGGATCGAAGCGGCCGTTCACCAGGCGGTGAAGGGGTCTTAGATGCCGCGCTCACTCGCAGCCGCCACACCAACCCTACGAGCTCGCGCGGGGAAGAGCGCATGAGCATCATCCGCGAGAACTATTACGCGCCGCTCTTCGCCCTCGTCGCCGCATCCGCGACCTTCAAGATCGCCAGCCGCCGGGTGCGGCTCATGGAGACGATGGAGGATTCGGAGCTGCCGGCAATCTTCATGTCCGTCGACCACCAGCCGACGACGCCATCGATCAACGAGCCGGCGAAATACAAGCTCGGCGCCAAGGTCTTCCTCTATTGCGCCGTGCCCGACACCGCCGCCGACACCAAGACCTCGGCCGCGGTCGCGCTCAACGGCCTGATCGACGCGCTCGAGGCGGCGCTCGAGCCGGCGCCGGGCTTCGGCTCGCAGAATCTCGGCCGCGACGACGTGCAGGGCGCGTGGATCAGCGGCGATGTCGAAGTCTTCGATGCGCCCAACGGCACGCGCGCCGCGGCGATCGTCCCCATCCAGATTCACGTCTTTGGCTAGGAGGCCATGATGACCACCACGGAACTCACCGAGCAACAGAGGAAAGCGTTCAAGACGTTCCGCGATCGCTTGGCGGATGCGCGCGCGCTTGCGCATTTCGACCGTGTCGCGCCGGAGCTCGCGCGGCGTCTGGCCAGTCCGCCGAAACTGCATCCGAAAGACGATCGCGATCCGACCGCGGCGCTCGTCTGGGACTGGTTCAACGCGCATTACCCCGGCTCGCCGGCGAGCGAAGACGCGCTCGTCTGGGAGGGCCTCGTCGAGGCCGGCGTCCCCAACCTCATCACGGCGCTCGAGCCCGCGAAAGCCGCGAGCTGATCGCCGAGAGCTGAAAGGAGTCATCATCCATGCCCAACACCATCACCCTCGCGGGGCCGGGCGTGCTCTACGGCACGCGCACCGACGCCTCCGGCACCACCGCCTGCAATTTCGGCAAGGTGAAGAGCGTCGACCTCGAGATCGCCTTCAACACCAAGGCGCTCACCGGGCAATTCCAGGTGCCGTTCGATTTCTTGCGCGGCATCGCCAAGATCACCGGCAAGGCCAAAGTCGCGGAGATCTCGACCCTGGCGCTGATGAATCTGTTCTTCGGCGTCAACTCGGCGACCGGCGAGACCTTGGTGCAGTTCCTCGAGCCCGGCGCGATCCCCGGCTCGTCGACCTACATCGTGACGGTCGCGCAATCGGCGACCTGGGTCGCGACCAAGGAAGTGCTCTATGCCGCGACCGGCCTGCCCTTCACCAAAGTGGCCAGCGCGCCGGCCGCGGGCGAGTTCAGCGAAGCCGCCGGCGTCTACACCTTCGCCGCGGCCGATGCCGGCAAGGCGGTGCTGATCTCCTACAGCTATACGCTCACCGGCGGCTTCAACTTCACCCTGACCAATCAGTTGCAGGGCGACACGCCGACCTTCTCGGTCGACTTCTTCAATACGAAGAACGGCAAGCCGGTGACGTTGACGCTGCCGTTCTGCACCAGCGACAAGCTCGGGCGCGGCTTCAAGGAGGACGATTTCGTCAATCCCGAATTCGACTTCCAGGTCGGCGCCAATGCCGCGGGGGTGTGGCTGATCGAGAACTATCCGCAGCTGAGCTGAGGAGGCGGCGATGGCTGATGACCGTGTCGCGGTGCGCCTGGCGCTCGCGCAGGCGATCGACGCCGAGGATCTCGATCCGAAGCTCGCCAAGGCGATCGTGCTCGGCATCTTCGACCAGGCGATGGAGCTGGTCGATGCGGTCGAGCGCTTGGCCGTCGCGGTCGAGAAGATCGCGGCGCGCTGATTCAATCAAGGAGGAACGATGACGGACAAACGGGACGAGACCGGCGAGATCGTGCTCGCCGGCGAGACGGTGAAGATCGCGGCGCTGACCCTCGATCAGCTGCAGGAGGTGCTGCCGGCGCTCGAGCGCCTGACGAACGCGCCCGATGTCGGCGCGCGCATCAAGGAATGCCGCGCCGTCATCTGCACGGTGACCGGCAAGCCCGATGCCGAGCTCGGCAAGCTGAAGGTCTCGCTCGAGGAGCTGCTCGCCGGCGTGCAGACGATCTGCAAGGTGGCGGGGCTCGAAGAGGTGGGAAAAAAGCTGGCGGCAAGGAAGGGCTGAGCGCGGAGGCTTTCGATTGGCACGCCTTCTACGCCCAGACCTGCGCGGATACCGGCTGGACCTGGGACGAGGTCGGCCGGCTCACCTTGCCGCGGCATCGCGCGCTCTATCGCGTGTTCCTGCGCCAGCCGCCGGTGCATTGGCTGATGGCGGCCTGGGTCGGCTACAGGCCGCCGGCCGACGATGCGGCGCGGCCCGCTTCGGTCGATGTGCGCGCGCTGCTCGACATCATCCCCGGCGCGGAGGGCAAGCCCAAAGCGCTGACGCTCGACATGTTGGCGGCGTTGTTGTGACGGCCGCAGGCGCGTAGCGATGGCCGACGAAGGCATCCAGGTCCTCATCGGCGGCGAGAACAGCGGCGCGCTCGAATCGATGGCGCAGGTGCGCTACGCGCTGCAGGGCCTGACGGCGCCGCTCCGCGGCGTGCGCGACAATCTCGGCGAGCTGGCCGAGGCCTTCATCGCCGCCTTCGCGGTCGAGAAGATCGCGCATTTCGTCGATCAGATCACCGAGATGGGCGCGGCGGTCGAGCACGCGACGCACGAGCTCGGCATGTCGGCCGAGCAGGTCTCGACGCTCAACGTCGCCTTCGAGGCGATGGGCCTCGGCCAGGAAGGCGCGAGCCGCGGCCTCGAGCGCCTCGCCTACAACATGAACCAGGCCGCGATCTCGGCGAGCGGCCCCGCGGCGCATGCCTTCCAGGCGCTCGGCATCAGCATGGACGAGCTGAAGTCGATGTCGCTCGACCAGGTGATGGCGCGCCTCGCCGACGTGTTCTCGCGCACCGCGGACGGCCCGAACAAGACCGCGATCGCGATCGCCCTCCTCGGGCGCAGCGGCGCTGCGATGATCCCGATCCTCGATCAGGGACAGGCCGGGCTCGAGCGCTTTCGCCAGATCGCGCAGGAGACCGGCACCATCATCACCGGCCCGATGGCCGAGGGGATGGAGCAGACCGCGATCGCGACCGCGACCTTGGGCGACGCGACCGAGGGTGTCGGGATCACGCTCTACGAGGCGTTCAAGCCGGCGATCGACGCGGTCGTTAGCGGCCTCACCAGCCTGATCGAAGGCTTCAACAACAGCCTGAAGGCCGGCGGCAATCTCAACACCACGCTCGAGACCATCGTGATCGCCGTCGACCTGGTCGTCGCCGTCGTCGAGACCTTCGTCAACGGCCTGCGCCAGCTTTGGGATGTCGGCGAGACCGTGCTGCGCGATCTCGGTCAGGCCTGGTCGACGCTCGGCACGGTGATGAAGGACGTCGTCACCTTCGACTTCGCCGACGTCAAGTCGGATTTCGCCGCCGGCTGGGCCAACATGGCGCAAGTCACGCTGACGGGGCTCCAGCACATCAAGGACATCGGCCAGAAAGAGATCGACGACATCAAGCAGCTGTTCTCGAATATCGGCCTCGGCGTCGATACCAGCGGCGGCGCCGGCGGCGCGCGCAGCGGCGGCAGCAAGCCGCAGTTGCCCTCGCTCGGCGGCAACGAGCAGAAGGATCAGCAGCAATCGCTGATCCAGCAGTGGCGCGAGCAGCTGCAGCAGCGCCAGATCGACGAGCAGAATTTCTTCAAGTCGTCGCAGGCCGAGGAGCTCGCCTATTGGCAGGGCAAGCTCGCGACCGTCAAGGAATACGAGGAGCAATACGGCCTCACCGAGAAGCAGGCGGCGGCGCTGCATCTCCAGGTGCAGACGCAGATCTACAACCTCGACAAGGAGCAGGCGTCGGAATGGCTCGCCGCCTATCGCGCCGGCCTCACCGAGCAGCAGGATGCGCTGAAGGAGGAGCTCGCCAACAAGGAGATCGGCGAGGGCGCGTATTACCAGCGCTCGCTTCAGCTCGCCACCAATTGGCAGCAGCTGATGGCGCAGATCTACGGCAAGGACAGCGCCGAGTATCAGAAAGCGCTGCAGCAAAAGGACCAGCTCGACCGCCAGCACGCGGCGCAGGAGCAGCAGGTCTGGCAGAAAGCCGCGACCACGATCTCCAACGCCTTCGACACCATGCTGCGCGGCGTGCTGCAGGGGACGCAGACCTGGCAGCAGGCGATCGAGCGCCTGGTCGGCAACCTCGTGCTGACGATGATCGAGAATTTCGCCAAGTCGACCATCCAATGGGCGGCGCAGAAGGCCGAGCAGCTGCTGCTCGAGCAGGCGACCGACACCGCGATCGTCGCCTCGCACACCGCGGCGAATGCCGCCAACACGGCCTCCGATGCCGCGGTGAACATTGGCCCCTCGGTGCTGAAGCATGCCGGCTCGGCCGCCGCCGCGGTCTACGACGACGTGTCGCAGATTCCCTATGTCGGCTGGGTCCTCGCGCCCCCGGCCGCCGCCGCGGCCTTCGCCGCGGTCGCCGCCTTCGCGTCCTTCGACGTCGGCGCCTGGAACCTGCCGAGCGACATGATCGCGCAGGTGCATCAAGGCGAGATGATCCTCCCGGCCGATGTCGCCGGCCAGGTGCGCGGCGGCGGCAGCATCGCCTCTTTCGCATCGGGCGCCGGGAGCGCCGGCGGCGGCGGTGGCGTGCAAGTCGTCCAGAATCTCACCATCAGCACCATGGACGGCGCCTCGGTGACGGCGCATGCGCAGCGCTTCGCCCCGGTCTATGCGCGGGCCGTCGTTCAGCAGCTGGAGCGCAGTCCCTCGGCGCGGGGGAAGTTTTGATGACTAGCGAAGCAACGGCGCCGCGCGAATCGTTAGCGCGGCGCCTGCATGCGAAGCGTTAAAAGCGATGACCATTCCGGTCTTTCCCGCGCTGCCCGGTCTCGCTTTCCCGGTCGACCGCAAGCCGGCGAGCGCGACGGTGCTGCAGAAGACGAGCTCGGGCAAGAAGAGCGCGCTGCAACTCTATACCTTTCCCGAATATCAATACACGCTCGACATCGAGGTGCTGCGCCAGTTCGCGAGCTTCACCGAGTGGGCGACCTTCGTCGGCTTCGTCAACAGCCTGCAGGGCCAGGGCAACGTCTTCTATTTCGACGATCCCGACGACGACAGCGTCGCCGATCAGGCGACCGGCACCGGCGACGGCACGACCACGGCGTTCCAGCTTGTGCGCACGATCGGTGGCTTCGCCGAGCCGATCCAGAGCATCAACGGCACGCCCACGATCATGCTCGACGGCACGCCGACCGCCGCGTTCACGCTCGGCAATACCGGCATCGTCACCTTCGCCAGCGCGCCCGGCGCGGGAGTCGCGATCACCTGGACCGGCAATTACTACTGGCTGTGCCGGCTCGACGCCGACGATGCGGTGAAGTTCTCGAAGTTCGCCAGCGGTCGCTGGTCGGTCAAGCAGATCAGCTTCACGACGGAGAAGCAGTAGATGCTGCGCCGCGCGCCGTCGCAAGACGCCGCCTCGCTGAATTCGCTCGCCGGCTTTGCTGGCGCGCGTCGGGGGCACCGATGCCGCTGAGAGCTGCCTCGCCGTCGCTGATCGCGTTGCTCGCCAGCATCGGCCCGACCGAGAATCCTTACATCGCCGAGCTCTACACCTTCACCCTCACCGGCGGCCTGGTGCTGCGCTACACGACCGCCGATCGCGACGTCAATGTCGGCGGCACGATCTGGGAAGCGGGCACGGTGCGCTGGCAAGACCCGAACAACCGCGCGCTCGGTCATTGGAAGATCGGCCTCGATCCCGATCAATGGCAGGTGCTGGCGGTGCCGCGCGACAAGGACCCGCATACGGGGACGCTGTGGCCGGATATGGTCGGCAGCCAGCCTTTCCTCGCCGCGGCTTTCGGGGGCGCCTTCAGCGGCGCCGACATCGAGGTCGATTACGCCTTCTTCGCTGCGCCGCCGGCCGCGGGTGCGACGAGTTGGGCGCCGGTCGGCACCATCCAATGGTTCCGCGGCGAGGTCGGGCCGATCGATGTCGGCCGCTCGGCCGCCGTCTTCACCTTCAACGACTATCGCGTGCTGCTGACGACGCAGATGCCCCGCCATCTCTTCGGTGCGACGTGCCGCTTCGCGCTCTACAGCCCGCCTTGCGGCGTCGTCGAAGCGAGCTTCGGCGTCGGCGGCGCGGTGGCCGACGGCTCGCGTCCTGGGGTCATCGTCGCCAGTGCCGGGGTCTTCCCATCAATTAGCGGTCTCACCTTCGATCTCGGTCAATGTGTGATGACGAGCGGCGCGAATGACGGATTCTCGCGCATGATCCGGCTCTGGGACGGCGGCAGCGGCTTTTATCTATCCGCGCCGTTCTATTGGCCGGTCAACGCCGGCGACAGCTTCACGGTCTATCCCGGCTGCGACCTGACGCAGGCGACCTGCGCGCTCTTCGCCGGCAATTTCGGCGGCCAGCCCTTCATCCCGGCGCCGGAAACGGCAACATGATTTTGTGCGGCCATACGCCGTCGCACGACGGCCGCTTCGCTCCAGATCCGCTCGCGGCCTATGCTGGCGCATGGCCGAGCGGGAGTCCGCGGCGATGACCGAGCTCGAGCAACAACAGCGCGCGGCGGTGGTCGCCGAGGCCGAGAGCTGGCTGCGCACGCCCTATGTCCACGCGCAGCGCGTGAAGGGCGCCGGCGTCGACTGCGCGATGCTGCCGGCCGAGGTCTATCACGGCGCCGGCCTGCTGCCCTTCGTCGCCGTGCCGTATTACCCGCGCGACTGGCATCACAATGTCGCGGCCGAGCGCTATCTCGCGATCGTCCTCAGCTACACGACGGAGATCCCGCGCGCGGCGCTCACGCCGGGCGACCTGATCCTCTTCCGCATCGGCAAGTGCTGGGCGCATGGCGGCATCGTCATGCCGCCCGGCTGGCCGCGCATCATCCATTCCGACGCCAATGCCGGCTGCGTCGCTTATGGCCGCGCCGATGGCGGGAGGCTCGCCGATCCAAGATGCAAGCCGAGATATTTCACCTTATGGCCTTCTTCGGTGCCGGCGCGGCCGTCGCAAGACGCCGGCGTCGCTGAAGACTCGCGCGCCGGCTTTGCTGGCCGCGCCGGGGAGGACTGAGTCATGTCCGGCCTGTTCGGCGGCAAGAACCAGGTCAACGACACGACGCCGCCGGCGACGGCGCTGCGCGTGCAGAGCTCGATCGCCGGCAAGGCGATCCCCGTCGTCGTCGGCCAGGTGCGGCTCGGGCCCAATCTCATCGACGATCAGGACTTCGCCTCGCAGCAGATCTCGAGCGGCGGCGGCGGCGGCGGCGGCGGCAAAGGCGGCGGCGGCAGCTGCGTCGCCGGCGAGACCCTGGTTGCCATGCCCGGCGGCGCGAAGCGCATCGATCAGCTCGCACCGGGCGATCTCATCTGGTCGCTCGACCCCGACAGCGGCAACCGCGTCGCCGGCCGCGTCGAGCAGGTGTTGAAGCACGACATGGCGCAGTTGCCCGATAAGCTGCTGCGGGTCGATTTCTTCGGCAGCGATCGGCCGCTCTTCATCACCACGAATCATTATCCCTGGATCGACGGCACCCGCCGCCGCGAGATGAAGGATTGGTGCATCGGCGAGGAGCTGCTGCATCTCGACAGCGGCTTCGCCGTCATCAGCAGCATGCGCGACGCGCCCGCGGCGGCATTCACCTACAACCTCGTCGTCGCGCCGCACCACAACTTCTTCGCCGAGGGCGTGCTGCTCCATAACGGCTTCAGCAGCGGCGGCGGCAAGGGCAACACGCAGACGACCTACACCGTCGTGCCGGTCTATGGCGTCTGCGAGGGGCCGATCGCCGGCTTTTACCAGATGTGGAACGGTCAATCGCCGACGTCGCTCGCGGCGCTGAATTTTACCGGCTATGTCGGCGATTATCCCGGCGAGATGTCGGGCTACATGGAGACCAAGCACCCGGCGAACGCGCTGCCCTATCCCGGCCTGGCGCGCGTCGAGGCGACGCCGCTGCAACTCGGCACCTCGGATAGCCTGCCGAACATCAATGTCGAAGTCCTTGCCGCCATCAACGGCTTGGCGCTGAACGGCGTCATCGTCAGCGCCGATCCGTCGCTTTGGATCGCGGATCTGCTGACCAACGCGAATTACGGCGTCGGCTTTCCCTCGGCGCGGCTCGGCGACCTCTCCACCTATTCGGCCTTCTGCATCACCAACCTGCTGCTGGTGAGCGATGCGATGACCGATCAGCGGGCGTTGAACGACTATTTGAACGACCTGGCGGAAGCGACCTATTCGGAATTCGTCTTCGTCGACGGCGGCCTCACCGTCATCCCGCGCGGCATGCAGGCGACGGGCGGCTTCGGCATCGCCTATATCCCGCCCGCGGTCGATTACACGCTGTCGATCGACGACTTCCTGCCGAACACCAACGCGACCGGGACGTCCGCGGCCTCGACGGCGCTCAGCAACGATCCGGTGATCTGGGTCACCGCGGAGCGCTCGACGCTCGACAACCAGATCACGGTCAACTGCTACGACCGGCAGAATTCCTACAATCCCAACCCGCAGATCGCGCAGAACCTCGCCGCGATCCAAGCCTGGGGGCTGCGCGCCGGCGACCCGAAGCAATACAGCTTCTTCACCGACACCTTCGCCTCGATCGCCAGCGCTCACTATCAGCTCGAGGAAGCGCAGATCGACAAAACCTGCTGCTTCACCCTCGGCATGAAATATGCGCGGGTGATGCCGATGTCGATCCTCGCCGGCATCCCGCTGCCGCAGAACGTCGGCACGACGACGGTGCGCGTCGTTGAGATCACCCAGAACCAGGACTTCACCTTCTCGGTCACCGCCGAGGAATATCCGGTCGGCGGCATCGCGCCGCAGCAATACAATTCGGAGAACCCGAACCCCACCGCGCCGGGCATCAACACAGATCCGGGCCTGACCACGGCCTATATCTTCGAGCCGTTGGAGAGCCTCGCCGGCGACCCCGAAATCTGGATCATGGCGAATGGTGCGAGCGAACACTGGCGCGGCTGCGACGTCTATCTCTCCTTCGACAATCAGAGCTATTTGCAGATCGGCTCGATCACCAACGCGGCACGCGCCGGTGTGCTGACGGCACCGCTGCCGGCGATCACGCCGGCGAGCTTCGGCCAGACTGTCGACACCACCGACACGCTCTCGGTCGCGCTGCAAGGCAACAACGACGAGCTCGCCGGCGGCACGCTGGCCGAGGCGCTGCAGCTCTCGACGCTCTGCTATGTCGACGGCGAGCTCCTTGCTTATCAGAACGCCACGCTCACCGGCGCCGGCGCCTACAACCTCACCACGCTCGTGCGGGGCGCTTACGGTACGACGATCGGCGCGCATCTCGCGGCCACGCAATTCGCGCGCATCGACAACAACGACGCGACGATCGTCAAGCTGCCCTACACGCCCGACCGCGTCGGGCAGGTGTGCTATCTCAAATTCGTCGCCGTCAATACCTTCGGCGGCGGCGACCAGGAGCTCGCCGGCGTCCCGTTCCACGTCTATGTCGTCCAGGGGAGCGCCGTCACCGCGCCATTGCCCGATGTCGAGGGGCTGCAGCAGACCGTCGACGTCAACAACGTCGTCGAGCTGATCTGGGAGACGGTAACCGACACGCTGCCGGTGCCGCGCCCGGTCGATTACGAGATCCGCTTCGGGGGGGCGTCGTGGACGAGCGCGACCTTCATCGGCCGCACCGCGGCGACGTCGTTCGCGGTGCCGTCTGACGGCCTGTTCTGGGTCGCGGCGCATTATTCGCCAGTCGCCGGTGTCGACGTCTACAGCGCCGCAGCGAGCCTCACGGTCACCATTCCGCTCGGGCTGCAGAACCTGTTGGTGCAATCCATCGCCGAAGCAGCGCCAGCGCCGTTCATCGAAGGCTCGCTGATCACGCCCTTCGATACGTTCTTCCCCGATTCTAACCTGGTGCTCTTCGGCGCCTGGACGCCCTTTTATAATCAGATGTTCCCCAACGGGGGGCAGCCTTACGGCTTCGCGGTCAGCGACGGCGTGGCGCGGCTGCAGGGCCTCTATCTCGCCCTCGGCGACAGCGGCGACTTCTTCGCCCCGGCTGATTTCTTCGCCGAGGCCAATCCGCTCTACCAGGGCGGCATCAAGCCCAGCGGTCGCTACGTGATGGAGTTCGGCTCGCTCAGCGGCTTCAAGGCGCGCGCCGACAGCACGGTCGTGGTCGTCGCGTCCTACATCTTCGCCGGCGTGCCGATCTACGGCGACTTCTTCTCCCTGCCGGACTTCTTCTACGGGGACGACTTCTTGCAATGGACCTTGGCGCAACGCGCCAGCCTCACCTTCCAGTATGGCTTGAGCAGTAACGCCTTCGTCGAGCCGACGAGTTGGGTCGCTTTTCAGCCCGGCCAGCAGATCCGCGTGCCGGCCGGCGAGACGATCTTTCTCAGCGCGCTGATCGAGACGAGCGACCCGAGCGTCCAGCCTATCCTCTCGCATCTCAACGTCGGCATCTTCGGCGTCGACCAGGTCGAGCGTTTCCAAGACGTCGCGACCGCCGCGGCGGTGACTCTCGCCATGCCGCGCAACGACCGGCCGAACATCGCCCTGGTGCCGCTCGATCAGCAATCGGGCGACGTCCTCACCGTGACCTGGCAGCAATCCTCTGGCTCCGGCACCAACCAGCCGATCTTCGGCGGCGGCGGATTCCTCACCGGTGCCTATACCGGCTTCACCCTCGGCGTCACCAATGGCGGCGTCGCGGTGACGCGGCATTTCGACTGCGCCGTCATCGGCTTTTAACAGGAGAGA